ATCAGAATGCTGAGATATTAATTCATGATCAACTCTAGGTTTTACATAATAACCTTCGGTAAAAGCTCTGGAAGACATCTTGATTATATTATGATAGCCAACATTATTCTTAGCTAATATAGTTATATGATATGGACCTCTTTGTTCCCATTCATTTTTAGATGGGCCAGATCTTTCTTCCTCATCTTTATCAAATCTAGTCTTTCTAGCCTGATATAATTCAGAACCCAAGATTGGCTTAACGCCTATTGAGTTTCCAGCGTCGTAAAAATCTAACCATGAATGTATATTTCCATGATCAGTTGTGGCCAATCCACTCATGCCCAAAGACTTAGCTCTTGATAAGTACTCTTCTACGTTACCATGACCATCCAACATGGAAAACACGGTATGGTTATGTAGGTTAGTCCAGTTTTTCACTTGAGCCCTCTTTTTATATTTATTTGATTTAACACATTTTCTTTATCGCGCCTATAACATACTGTTACTACACCATTGCAGTACTTGCATACTGCTGGTTTGCCATCTTGAGCAAATGCGCTGTTGTACATGTGTCTGTCAGTTTGCTGAGTTCCGCAGTCTGTGCACAAGCCTATTACATCATCGTCTTGCATTATCCATCCTTTCTTGAAGCTGACCTGTAAGCAAAGCGAACTGGAGAAGGAGAAGACTTTTCTTGAGTTTCTATAAACCTATCGCCAACTTTAACCCACTTATTCTTTTTCTCAAGAGAGCAACTTCCACATCCTACGCCAACCGAGTTAGCTCTTTCGCAGGTGTATGGTCTACCGCCAATTCCCAACTCTCTTCTTCGTATCCAATCACTTATATGAGCTTGTGATTTACTTGGATTATAGTCTTCACAATTACTGAGTATCTCGTGTAAATAATTTATAGATTCTTCATTGTAAGTTAAAATTGAACAAAGAAATAATCTAGCTTCATGCTCTAAAAAGTGAGAGTTCTTTGCTTGTTCGTGTAATCTTTTTACAGAGGGACACTTTAACCAGAGTGTTTCTTTTTCAAATACTTTTTGATTTTGATCAAATGTTTTTAGCCCTGAGGAACCAAACTTATTAAAGTGATCTAATATATCTTTTGGTTTGTTTTTTTCTTCTTCCATCTGATAAGTAAACTGCCTATACCATTCATTAGCTGTGAAACTAAAAGACTGTTCAGTGACTTCAAAAGATTGCTCAGTACTTGAATATGAAATAATATTTTCTATACCAGAAACAAATACACTTTTTGGCAGTAGTGTCTTACGCAAATTGGTCGATTGGTGAACCGAACCAGGTAGTCTCCACATTCTTCTCATGTCGTAAACGCTAAAATCCATAGAAGAAATATCTAGATCTTCCTTTAGTTTATTAGCTATGTATCTAAATACTTTAGGTAGCTCATTGGATGGATTAATACCAAGGCCTATTGCCTCACACTCTATATGGAAACCCTTTTTGCCAGTGTAGTAAACCAATAGTGATTCTTCTGGAATATAAGAAGAAAGATACCCGTACAATCTTTGCGCTTCTTCGTAGCAAAGATTCATGTCTTCGCTATCTAGGTCAAAATATAAAGAACCAAGTCTAATAGCCTTATTGAGATCTGTGCTATTGTAATGCCAAACAGAAGTATACAAACCTATATTGTTATATTTTTGCCTATATGAATCTATGTCTTCCATTTCATAAAAGACTGGATCGTTACCGTTTTTATCTCTAATGACCCTATCTAAATTAGGTACGAATCTAGCTACTTCTACATATTTCCACTGTGAAATAAATTTATCTTTATCTAAAGGAAGTTTCATGGTATATGTATTTTACCATTATCCCAATCTATCTGCCAAGCTATTAGTCGTTTATCTTGAGATAAGTTTTCATTATTTGATCTGTAATAAATAGATTCCTTTATCAAGAACTCTAGCGAATCATTGATTAGCGCTCTTACATTCATCTTATCTGGGTGCTCAATCGTCATTAAATATCTTCCTGAGTTTTATCTTCTGCAATAGTATGAAGCTTTGATGCTATATTATCAGATATGTGGACTATCATGTCTAGATATGTTGTTGGATAAGTTTCTGGAACTGGAGACCAAGGCCCTAAGTGGCAACGTATCAATCTAAGAATTGACTCAACAGTTTCCTGATCTAAAAATAAAGTTGAAGATGATAATTCAGATCCATATTTTTTATCATTCTCCTGACATTTTCTTACAAAAATACCAACGGTGTACGGATGCATTGGATCATAAAAAAAGTTATTTTCATCGTCATCTGCCGACACACCCTTAGTCACATCGTGCAATAAGCAGGCGGCATAGATAAGGTCTCTCTCTTCTTGGTTTAAGCTGTATGATTCAGCTAAAACCTTGGCGACGTTGATCACCCTTCTAGTGTGCAATACGTTGCCACCAGCTGTGTGTTCATCAACTGGATGATGTTTACCAGAAAAACTTGATGGTATTTTCCAAAATGTTTTAGCCTGCAATAGAACTGATCTAACAAACATCCTTATGTGTTGATTGGTGATTAGGTTAATCTGATCCAATAGAGGACTTAATATGGTGTCCTCTTCTTCGTTTGGTTTAAATGTAGTGTCTTCATCATTAAGAAGTTCATCTAAAATACTTTTCTTAGTCATTGTCTGAATCCCATTTTAATTTTTCTTCAATATAATTTTTATATTCTTTTTCAATAATACCAACTAAATAGTCATAGGGTTGTTTTTTATTTGCTCTTGCTAATGAGTTTAAATTTTTATAAATTTTATCCTCTAAAATAAAACCAAACTTACCCTTCTTCATTACTGCTCCAATTGGACCACTTGGAACATGGTTTATCAAATGGACATTTTTTACAGTACCAAGTTAAACCCCTTCTCGGTATAAACTTTTCTGTCTGCTCTAATTCATCGGACCAAAATTTTAAAGAGTCAAGATCTTCTCTTGTAATTTCAAATTCAATAAAAGAAACCTTAGGCATTAATAAATCTATATATCCAAATGAGGCGTTGGAGATTCTATCTCCATGTTTAACAGCAAAAGCGTTGTACATCGTAGCAAAATTTACTTGATACATATGTTGGTGACTGTTTTTATAGTTAAACATTAATTTAATTACGTAATACTTTTTATCCTTGAATAAGATAACATCAAACTTATCTTTAATTTTTACCTTTGGAGTAACTGGCATGATACAGTCTTCGTTTATAGCAATCGGGATAAAGTTTTGATCAGAAAAATTTTCATAGAATGAAAGCAACGAAGCTGCTGCCTTTGTAGTAAGGCTAGCATTGTTCCCATATGCGCTTTCGTGCTGTTCTGTCATAATGTCATATGATGACATGTCTTCAGAAAACCAAAGCTTTTCCCATCTATTTAATAATGAAGCATAAGATGGTGTATAGCCACCTTGTTTTTTATAAAAGAAATAATATATAATTTCCTTTAATGTGTTCTCAAATCTTATTGACAGTATATCTCTACCGCCAATTGTCTCTGGCATTTTTTGATTGTGCCTGTATTCGTAAAGTAATGAGCAAGTTTGAAAATCCTTAAGCGATTCTGGTGTGATTAATTTCATTAGTTAAAATCTCCATTATTTAATAAATCATCAAGTATAGATGAAGCGTCATATGATCCAGATGTAACTATCTCATACTCTTCATAAGACTTTCTAGCGTCTACATATCTTACCAGAGGCGGCTCATAAGAAAAAGTAGAGCCCGTAATTCTATTCTTTGGTATCTGTAATTGCATTACGTTCTCGTCTTCTGAGTCGTCTCCGCTAACTAGTTTTTTTTCGGTGATAAAAATAGTTACTGCGCACTTCTGCTGAATAGCTAAAGAACCACCAGTATCAGACTGCATAACAATCTCTCTTTTTTCTTTCATTCTATTTGAGTTCTCTTGTGCTGTAATTATTAAAACACAATTCATATCTCTAGCTATCTTTTCAAGGCGAACCATCATCTCTTCAAATTCACCCCATCTAGCTTTGCCCTTAGATCTGGTAAACATTGATTGAATCGTGTCAATAACAATAACGTCAGGAAGATGCTCTCCCTGAATTAAGATATCCCTTAGCCAACTTTCTAGATCTTCAAAGTATGGAGTGTCTGGATCATGCTTGACCATTAAGCGATCCCCCCATTTCTCTAATCTATCGGTAAACATTTTTATATACTTATTCTTTTCTTCTTCATCCCATTTATCTAATTCTGAATAAATATTTTTTCCAGTTATTTGAGTCATCAGAATTCTTTCCCAGTGAGTTCTTGCTTCCTCAAAGTTAATATACAAAGCTTTGTATCCACAGTCTAACCAATTGTTGACTAGACATTTTGCAAATGTGCTTTTGCCTTTACCTGAAGCTGCGATAATTGCATGCACCGCCCCCTTAAAGAATCCACCATCGTTTGTATATCCCATAGCTCTGTTTAGGGATTTGAATTGAGTTGGAAGAAAATCTGGAGTATCTAATAAGGAATCAATTTTATCTATTATTTGATTTGCCGTTACTACGCCATCTAATGGATCGTAGTTTACCTTGTTTTCTAAATCAGTTATCTGAGAAGTAATCTCATTCATTCTTGCTAAATCTTCATCAGATTTAAGTCCTTTTTGGCTTAAGATAATTTCCAATTCCTTAAGATAATTCTTTTGTTTAATCTTATTATCTTTGTGCTTCAAGACCTGTACAACAGCTTCTGGAGTTGCTAATTGCATATCGGAAAAAACACTCATAAGAGCGTTAACTCCCTCATCGCCATTTAATGCATCGAATACATGACTTTCTAATTGAATCCAATTTTTAAATACAATTGGATCAACTATATCTAGATCAGTAGTTGATGCATATGACAACAGAGCGTTATAGAACTCGTAAACGCCGTGTTGATTCTCATTCAAGCCCACTATTTCTGGATCAAGGTTATCTTTAAAATAGGATATAGCACCTGGTTCTCTAAAAGAAAGTGCGAATACCTGATACTCTATGGGATGTGTAGTATTGATAACAGATTGATTATCACTCATGATTGTCTTTTCTGTTTTTCATTTTTCTGTACAAATCCTTTTTTCTTTCGTTGTACTGTTTTTTTCTTTCTTGGTACAACTTATTTTGAGTAATGCTTTTCTTATTTTTCTTTTGAGTTTCTGGGACAAGCGGACTATCTCTAATCACCTGAAGTAGTCTATCATATACTGCTTGTTCAGTTAAGTCATCGTTATACCTAAAAACGACAAGAGTTATTCCGCTATCTTTGCATAACTCTATCTTCCTTAGATCTCTTTTTTGAGCTTGTTCAAAGTCGTATCTAGAATCAAAAAATCTCTTAGTGTAATAGAAGTGCTGTCTTCCATGGAACTCAGCACCTATTTTATACTCAGGGCAATAAACATCTAGTTTTAATCTTTCACCAACGTGAAATTCGTTTATTATTTTTTGACCTGGGAAAAGCTTTTGCATTACTTGCGTAAGTGCGGCTTGCCCTCTAGATGTTTTCTTTTTTTGTTCTTTAATCCAAGACAAGCCCAATGCATTTATCTTTTTATTAAGCTCAGCAAACGTATAGCCTAACTCTTTAGCTATAGCAGTTATGGTTAAATCTGAATCAAATAATAGATCTATTAAAAATAGATCGTCTTCCTTGTCGTTAATCTGCCTTTTCATTTTGGGTTGTCCTAGTGTTGAATCTTGCTCTTGCAAAACTGATGACCTTCCCAAAATCTATAATAGAAAAATTTAACTTGTCCCAAATTTTTTCAGCCAAAGCTGCTGAAAGCAGCGGGCAATCGAGTATAACTGTATCTACCTTACCAGTAAAGGTGGCCAAAGTCTCAACGATTGAATCTAGCTTATCATAATAATCATTGTAAGGAACAAAAATAGTTTCATATGGAGCGCCTAAAACTCTGCTGATAACTTTTCTATCGTGGAAAGTAACAACCACATACGGTGTATTTCTAATATAGAAATCAACAAAAGAACTAAAAGCTACTTCGTTATTGTTAAAGTAATTTTCAAGCGTAGTTGAATTATAGTATGTCTGCTTAGAATCAACTTTTGAATAATCTAATTCATTCTCTGGATCATTAGAATTCACAAAAGCTAAAGGTATTCCTTTCATGAAATTCTTATCATTAATATTAAATGACTTAGTTATTGAATCACTAAAGTCTTTAGATGTTTTCTTTGTGTCTGGATTACCCATAGCAATGAGTGCTGATCTAGGAAAATTCACATAAGCAAAGCGCTCTTTAGATAACATTTTTAATGTTAGAGCCTGGATTGTCT